GATTTTGGTTATACAAACGACCCTACGGCCATCGTTGCGGTTTATGAATACAATGGTCAAAGAATAATAGATGAGGTCGCATATCGCACGGGAATGCTTAATTCAGACATTGCAAAGGCGTTACCCAATCATGTACCCGTTTATGCAGATAGTGCCGAACCAAAGTCAATCGATGAAATTAAAAGATACGGGATAAGAATCAAGGGAGTGACCAAAGGCAAAGATTCCATCAATTACGGAATACAGATAATGCAATCACAATCGTATTTAGTCACATCAAGATCCACTAATTTAATCAAGGAGTTGCGGAATTATTGTTGGGACACAGACAACCAGGGGCGAAGCATGAACAACCCCATTGGCACGGATCACGCAATTGACAGTTGGAGATACCACGAAATGATGGCATTAGGTATCAAAAGCAATTACGGGAACTACGATATTAGGTAGTATTGTTTATTTCGTGTTTATTTGTATCTTTGTAGACGATATGACAAGCCATTATCAGCAATTACACAACCAAAGACAAGAAATTAAACGACTGCGATTATTGTTAGTGCAGATACAAAGTGAAGCCCTAACCAAAATTCAATTGTTACGAAAGGAAATAATAAACCCACGGGTTGATTTTAACGATGCACCCAACCATTGGAAGGAGGTATTGAGGGCAGTTTGTACAGTCACAGAATTAACACCCGATGAAATACTTTGCCCATCACGGAAACGGGCATCGTTATACGCCCGTCATATGTTCAACTTTATTTGTAGAAAAAGATTAGGGATGCCGTGGGCGGAAATTGGGCGGATCATCCATCGTGACCATTCAACGGCAATCAATTCGGTAAACGAGTTTAGTAACATTTTACACACCGATAAGGAGGTGCAAAGGCGATACGCAAAAGTGTGTGTGTTGCTTAATGAAGCGTTGGAATAACAAACCCACATTCAATCGTTTTATAATAGATGATTGAATCAAAAACCATATTAGTACCCACATCGTTAAAGGATGTAAAGTTGCATCAAATGTTGGCGTATCAAGGTCTGAAAGAAGACATGGACGATACCCAACGACAATTGGAAGCGGTATCAATTTTTTGTGAGTTGACAATGACCGAGGTCATGGCCATGCCGTTTGACATTTTGCAAAAGGCCGTGGAACGCATCACATTGATGTTAACAGAGCAACCGACATTCACGCCCAGGTTCAAAATGGATGGCGTTGAATACGGGTTTATTCCAAACTTGGATGATATGTCGGTGGGGGAATTTATAGACATAGAAACATACACAAAGGAAACCCACGATTTGTGGAAGGTGATGAGTGTGTTGTATCGCCCCGTTACCCATAGCGGACAGAACGGAAGGTATGAAGTGCAACCCTATTCGGCAAACCTTGTCCCGGGATTCAAGGATTTAGATTGCAACACCGCATTTGGGGCCATGGTTTTTTTTTGGAGTTTAGGAATCGACTTACTGAATTCTATCCAGAAGTATTTGGAGGTGGAGATGGCACCGCAGATGAAAACCGCCTTACCAAAAAATGGGGATGGTTTGGAATGGTCTATCGACTCGCTAACCGAAATTTCCTACAATTGGAAAATGTCTATACTAAGACCATTCACACCGCTTTGTATTGGACAGCTTACGAAAGCGACATTGCGGAAATGGAACAAAAAATTATTAAGCAAAGTTACAAGCGATGATAAATAACCACATAGGAACCGCATTTAAGGTATTCAAAGACATCGCCACAGATGAGGGATGGAATTATAGCCACGGAACATTAACGGAGTTGGATTTTAAGGCGTTCACGGTATTCCCGTTGATGCATTGCTCAATCCAAGCCGTGTCACTCACAGACCAAATCGCATCCATACAAATGAACATCATGATTGCGGATCGTGTGAACTTTTTGAAAGGTGAGAACGAACAAAAAAACCTAATCACGGTTTACGACAAATATGGTTACACGGAGAATAGTAACTATGCCCACATCCTTCAAGAAATGTATGTGCAGATGTCAAAGGGGTTATGGAAGTTAGAGCAAGACAATTATAGTCAAATACAATTCCAACGCCCAATTGTGTTTAATCCATTTGTGGAAACGATGGATTCGGTATTGGCGGGTTATCAAATAAGTGTCACCATTGATTTAATAAACCCGTGGGTTACTGATGGCGATTGCGTTTAAGAATAGCGTTGCCGTTGTTGCCGATTATTCCAAGAAGTGGGCAATAGCTTGTCGCAATATGTTGGAAATAAAACGCCCACGAACATCAATCCGTGCCAAATGGAAAAAAGTAGGTGGAGGGTGGCAAGTGGTGTCAGCAACCAAAAAGACATTCCGTGGTAATTATGTGGCATCGGGTCAATTGGTGGCATCCATCCAAGCCGACCCAAATGGTTTGACATTGGGTATCAGCATGAACAAGACCGCCGATTATGTGCAACGAGGTCGGAAGCCAGGCAAAGGGATTCCATTGGATTCAATGCGTAGTTGGGTAAAAATGAAACGCATCCAACCAAGGGATATGTCAACGGGTAAATTCAAATCAAAGGCAAACGAGGAAGGGATGAGATTCATGATGAATAGGAAAATAAAGTATTTCGGTATTGAACCATTCCCATTTGTAACCCAAGCAAGACAACAAATTTTACCATCGTTCAACAAGGCGTTGACACAAGCGATGAAACAAGACATACAAAAAGGATTATTTAAGCGATGAACTTCACAGAACAACCAAGTAGCATAGTGGGTGCAAATTCCCCATTGATTTACCAAGCGTTTGATAGCAATTACGCGGTCAGTGGTTTTTACTATTTATTCAATGTTTATGTGTGGAGTGGCACGGCAACATTACCAGCAACACCCGTGGCAACCATTAACAGATTGCCAGACCAATTTGGTGGTGGAAGGGGATGGATTGATGTTCATAAAATTGTAACTCAATACATAAAGCGTGATTATTTTTTAACGGGTACTTACAAACCAAACATCGGTGAGGGTGCAATGCGAGTGGTGGTAACTTGCCAAGGATTTTATTCAAGCACATCAACATCAAAAATCACTTCTAACACGATATTAGCCACACAAGGGTACACATACACCCAAGATGGATTTAATGTCGGCTACGGGGCTAAATATGTGTATACGGACAAATCACAAGTTACATTGACATCCCAAACACCCCAAGCGTATTTATGGTACGATGCAAGTGTGATTACATCCATCACTTGTGGGAGTGCAACAGTAACACCAAACACAATCACCACTTCATCACAGTTGATTCAAGGAATTGAAATCAAGCAACTAATGACGGCGGGTGGAGTATGGGGTATGAACGCCAATATCACTTTTGTAAAAACGGGAGATGATGTGGTTATGCCCGTGGTGTTTGATTGCCAAAATAAGTATGGTCAACAAGATGCTTTGTATCTAAATAAATACGGGGTATATGATTCCTATTTGTTTAACGCATTGAGCCGTGATAATTACGGAATTGAAAAGGAAACATACTCACAACCGATATTCAAACAAGCGAGTTTGGGCCAGGATTGGAGTTATGGCGTGGGTATCACCACATCGTATTTGGTGAACTCAAAATTGACTATGATGGTAAACACGGATTGGATAGGAACGGCGGATGTGGATGCAATTGAACAAGTATTTTATTCCAACAACATTTTAATGTTGGATGGTAACATCGTGTTAGCTGCGAGGGTGGTTGATACGGCAATGGAAAAGAAAAAACGCATCAACGAAAATTTGATTCAGTATACCATACAATTTGAATACAGTCAACCAAAGATTAACAAGATTGTACGATAATGGAGGTAAGATTTTCATTGACCATCGACAACGGGGTTAAAGATACCATCACCCCAATCATGACCGCGTTGGCAACTAGGGCGGTAAGTGGGTTTACAGAAGGCCAACAATGTTGTATTGAGAAATTAGAGGCATTGGGTGGCGCGTTCAACGAGTTGTTGCCCGTGGATTTGTTTCAAGATGAAAGTGTTGAATTGAATAGGCAATTAAAAGACCTACAAGATTTATCCACCATTTGGACAGATTACACCCAATCGTTTCAGATACCCGCATCAGACACAAACAACCTAATCTTTGCGGATTGGTTTGATGAGAATATCGTATTAGGCGGATGGAATCCAAACTTAGGAAAAGATGCCACACTTTACATTCACTCAATTCCCGTGTACAATGGCCGTGTTGAATTTATTGGGTGCAAGTACAAAGACGGAATCCCACAGTTATACAACATCGTATTTTACGGAACGACCAAAAAGATATTGGATGTATGGGGTGAAACTTTATTAAACGAACTAAATTGGAGTGCGTATAACCATACGGCAAACTACGCAAACATTTTATCATCGTGGGATCAAACATTATTGAGTGGGGATGTATTGTGGCCCATCGCAGATTACAATCAAGGGTGGAGATATTCAAAAACATTGGGAGTGAATGGCAACATTTATCAATCCCGTGGTGTTGAGGTTGATGATTTACGCCCCGCAATAAGATTGAAGGCAATGTTGACAACCGCATTTTCGGCAGCGGGATACACATTAAGTGGTTCGTTTTTGACCAGGCCCGAAATGGATGATGCGTATATTTTACCAATGCAAACGGCGGGGCCATTATACGACCCCGAATATGTCGCAACAGGCAGATTTGAATCCAACATCGCTACAATGAATTACAACGCGGGTTCAATCTTTACATTGAGTTTTAAGGCAATGACATTCCCCGTAGTGGTAACTAATCCATCGGGCAATTATAGTAACGCTACGGGCAAGTATACGGCAAATAGGGCGGGTAATTACACCTTTGAATTGGTGTATGATGTTATCACCGCACCAGGTACACCATTACAAGCGTTCACATGGGTTTATTTGTTGAATGGTAGAAAGGTATCGCAGTCACAAACCTATTCAAGTACCACATTGCCATCCAATATATTCCGTACAAACTTTACAATGAAGACGGGTGATGTCCTACAAATTGGATATCAAGTAACGGGTAATTGGATTAGTGGGCAAGTAACATGGCGATGCCCCGTTGCACCCCAAGGTATTAATGGAAACACGATTGATATGGGTGATGCGATGCCACAAACAAAAATTAAGGACTTTGTCAATGGTGTAATAAAGGCGTACAATTGTATTTTGATTCCAACGAGTTCAAACACAATTGAAATACACAATTTGCAAGATTGGTATAGTGCGGGAACGACAAAGAATTGGTCACAATTTATCGACACAAAAGATATTGAGCATACTAAATTACCAATCCCAGGGGTTGTGTCATTTACGCACAAGGAATCGGAGTGTTTGGCAAGTGAGTATTATAGAAACATCAATCGTAGGGAGTATGGATCGGTTACATTTTCACCCGTTATTGATTACCCAACGGATGAATTCAAGTTGGAAACACCGTTTAATGTTATTTGCCCACAAGTTTTAGATGAGGTGAACGCCAATGGTCAAAGAGTAAGGGCAACCGAATTAAACATTCCCCGATTTATGGATAAGGATGATAAAGCGGTGCAACAAGATTTGACTTTGTTTTATTATGGAGGTAAGCAATCAGTAAGTGATACATATTTTTTTAATGGAGTAACACAATATGTATTACCATTGATGACATCGTATTCAGCTTATCCAACAGTATCATCAAGTTATTCAATGGCGTTTGGGTTGGAGTATTCAATTCGTGGAGATGCCCCCAAGAACTCGATGTATTTAATGTATTGGAACGAATACCTATCCCGTATGTATTCAACGCAATCTAGGTTGGTTAAGTTGAGTGCGTATATTCCAGTGGGGGAATGGTTGAACTTTGAATTGAACGACACCATCGCCATAAGTGGTAATTACTACAAAGTGCAATCGGTAAAATACGATATGTTAACGCAATGGGCAAACCTTGAATTAATCACCTACCCCAATGTTAATATATTGGCGTTTGCAACCACGGGTCAAAAACCAACTTACACGGAAGCAACGGCCAACGGACAAGGTAAAACATATATTAATGAATATGTGGTGGCCAAGGGTATCATGAATTCCTATCGTTTTGGAACACAAGATTATTTGGACACGAACCAAGACACGACATACAACCAAAATAGTGTGAGTGACATCGCCCAACAAGTTGAAAGCTTACAAGCGATTGTACAATTCAACCAAATTACGATGTATAGGAATACCCCAACTTCCGTTGCAACCGATTCTACATTGTGGGCACCAGTGCCACAAGAATTACAAGTGGCGATTGGATATACACAAAATATTACATCAAACTTGGCATTGGCTAAATATATATGCACCGATGGTGGGCAATACAAGTTCCTTGGGATGTGTGCATTTGGGCAAACAGGAAACAAGCAAATTGAATTTGCAATCCAAGTCAATGGGGTTGAAACAACGGCGTACGGGTTGACGGATTCAAACCATCACAGTATTAATTTTGATACCATTTTGGATTTATCCACAACCGATGAAGTGACATTTGTTTGGAAACCACACACGGGTGGATCACACACAATTATTATTGAAAAAGCCAACTTCTTAATACTTAAAAAATGATATTACTCATTATAAAATTAGCACAAGCCCAAGAATGGTATGGGGTATCGGAAACGGTGGAAATTGCCAAGGGGAGGCAACAATATATTCAAACTTGGAAACAAGGCAAACAACAAATTAAAAGAGCAATCAAGTCATGGCCGAAGAAATAAATTACAATGTCAAGGTTAACACCAACGATGCAACCAAAAATCTAAACTCATTGCAATCCTCAATGGAGGGGGTAATTGGTGAAGGTGGCAAAATTGATGGGATAACTCAAAAGTTTAGTGCAATGCCAGGGGCATTAGGACAAGCATCAACCGCCATGAATGGTTTGGGCAAACAAATGTGGGCGTTAGTGGCCAATCCCATTGGTGCGGTTATCGCTGCATTGGTGGGTGCAATCACATTGTTATACAAGGCGTTTACATCAACAAACGAGGGTGCAGATAAATTGGATCAAGGATTGGCGGGATTGGGCGCAGCGTTTGAGGTGGTAATGAATGCAGTTGCCAAAGTTGCGGAAAACCTAATTGGTATGTTTGAAAACCCACAAAAGGCATTGAGTGATTTTTCGGATATGTTAAAAGAAAACATCACCAATCGTTTTGAAGGGTTGTTGGAGTTATTACCACAATTAGGCAAAGCAATCAGTTTATTATTTTCGGGTGAATTTTCAGCAGCGGGAAAGGTTGCCGTTGATGCAGCGGCAAAGGTTGGATTGGGGGTTGAAAACATCACCGACAAAGTATCTGCGGGTATTGATGCAATTGGTAAATTAGGGGCGGAAGCGGTTGCGGCAGCAAACCAAGCGGCAAACATTAAAAAGGTATTACAAGGAGTTGAAGATGCGGAAAGAAATTTAAGCATTCAACGAAGTAAGCAAAATAAAGAATTAGCAACGGCCAGATTATTAATGGAGGATGACACGGCCACATTTGAAAGTCGTATTGAGGCATTGAAAAAAGTTGCACAGTCGGAAGAAGAATTGGCAGCGAAGGAATTGAAATTAGCCAAAATCAAAGCAAAAGCGATTGGAGACCGAAATAAATTAACCGATGCCAGTGATGAAGCATTGGCACAAGAAGCGGCGGCAATTGTTCGTGTGAACGAATTGGAAGAACAATCAATTTTGCGGAAACGGAAGGTTGTAAAGTCAATTGAGAATTTAAACAACCAAAAAACAACAAGTGAAAAGGATGCAGCGAAGGCGGTTGAAGATGCGTTAAAAGCCACGGAACAAGCAAATAAAGAGGCATTGGATAACCGCATCAAATTGGCGGAAGATGGTGTCAATGCGGAACAAGATGCAAAGAAATTGTTGGCGTTAAAAACCATTGAGGATCAGAAGGAATTGAACGCGGAATTGGAACGGATTGAAACGGAACGCACGAGCAAAATGATTGATAGTAAAAAGTCGTTTCAGTTATCAACCACCGAATTGGAATTAAAAGCGGCCCAAGATGCAGCAAATAAAAAGTTTGACATTGCCAAAGAAAATGCGGAAAAGCAAAAGAATTTAGACAAAACAACATTTGATGCGAAGATGGCGATAATGGATGCCACGGCAAACGCATTGGCTACATTCTCACAATTGGCGGGTGAAGAAACGGCAATGGGCAAAGCGTTGTCGGTTGCGAGTGCAATCATTGCTACCTATTCGGGTGCAAACAAGGCATTGGAAGCGGGTGCAGCGACACCACCATTGGGGTATATAAACGCGGCAGCGATTATTGCAACGGGGTTAATTAATGTTAAAAAAATCTTATCGGTCAAAGTACCAGGTGCATCCGATTCGGGGCAATCGGTTCCGAGTGGGCCAAGCGTTTCAATCATTGGAGGAACGGCAGACCCATCCGCACAAATGTCGGCGAGTTTGAATAGGAGTTTGAATAAACCTGCAAAGGCGTATGTGGTTGGAAACGATATGAGTTCACAACAAGCGTTGGATAGGCGGATACAAACAAATGCAACATTCCCAGGATAATTAGTTTTATAGGTATGCAATTACAAGGTATTAAATTAGCGTTGTTGGATGAGTTGGTTAATCTAAACATGGAGGCGGGTACACTTTTGGTTATCCAAAAAGAAGTTAATGCAGTATTCACAAGGTTAGAAAAATCAAAAAAAATGAATGGCGAAGGATTAGCCAAAGCCAAAAAAGGTTTGGAATCTGCAAAGATGTTAGGTGACCAAAAAACCATCGACACATTCACAAGATGGGTTGCAGCATTTACAAAAGATATTGCCCGTGCGGACAAAGCAATGACACAATTAAGTGCAGTTAATATAGGATTCTAAAAAATATGAAAACATCATTTGAAAAATTCATGGCATCCAATGCCGTTCAATCAGTTGAATTGTCAACTGTTCAGGTTGATTTGGCGATGGATATTAATGCCATCATCAAAGCAGCGGATAAATTCTATTTTGAGGACATGAAAATTCAATCAAAAGCGATTGGATTATTAAATGAAGCTCAAAAAGCATTAGCGAGTGCAAACCAAAACCCACAACCATTGATGCAAGAATTTGAAAATGCAATCAAACAAATGGCAACATTGGGAGTTGAAACACCAAAGGCATTCGCAAGTAGTTACAATGATTTCAAAAAGAATGTAGCAAGTGAAGGCAGAATCAAGAAAGCCGTATTGGCAAAATTATTTGAAATTGACAAAGTATTTGGCGGAAGCGGAATATGAGAATCGTTGAATTGATATTGGATGACCAACAATTGGCAAGTGGCATTGATGCGATAAGCATCGTGGAAGCCCCCGCCATTGAATCCAATTTCATTGCATTGAAATCACACGAAATAAAGTTTGCCCAGGTGGATGCCGAAAAACGCATCTTGATGGGTCCAGTATTAATTCCCGACAAACCCATTTACCGCAAACAAGTGATGAATGGCGAGATGCAAGAATTTTATGTCTACTTTTCAAAGAACACCGTATGCCGTGCATCGCAGATGTTTTTAATGAAGGGTAACCAAGGTAAGGCTACATTGGAACACGACATGGCATTGCAAGGTATTTGCATGGTGGAATCTTGGATTAAGGAAGACATGGAAAAAGACAAGTCGGCCATCTATGGTATGAATGATCCGATTGGAACTTGGATGGGGTGTTTGAAGGTTACCAACGATGAGATTTGGAATGACTATGTTAAGACGGGTCGTGTTAAAGGATTCAGCATCGAAGGTTATTTTGCGGATAAGTCAATGCCATTATCAAAGGTTGAAACCGATGACGAAAAGTTAGCCAAGGTGATTGACATCCTTACCAAATTTCAAAAATCAAACAAAGTAAACAATTAAAGTATTTTAGATATGAACGCAACCGAAACATTAAACCGCGTATTGGCAACTTTGGGATTAAAGCCCGAAGCCACAATCGAGGTTGATTTGGCACAAGTTAAGACCGAGGATGGTCAAGCCACATTTGAATCAGACAATTTCGCCGTGGGTGAAGCGGTATTTATCGTTACTCCCGATGGTAACATCCCAACACCAGAAGGTGAATTTGCATTGGAAAACGGAAACACAATGACCGTGGATGCAAATGGTACAATCGTTGAAATCGCAACCAAGGAGGAAGAAGCCCCCGAGGAAGAAGCAATTGTTGAAGAAGTTGTTGCCGAGGATATGCCAATGGAAGAACCAATGAAAGCAATGCCAATGGCAAAGCGTGTTGTTAAAAGCAAAACCGAAATGGAAGAATCTTATTTTAGCAAACAGATGTCAGAATTGGAAGCCAAGTTTGAAGCTCGTTTGTCAGCATTAGAAGGCGAGAAAATCGCATTAAGTGTTGAGAACAAGGAATTGACTGATAGATTGGCAACCGAACCAGCACCACACAC